CCGCTCCATTCGACGTTCAGCGCGAACCCGCTTCCACTTCCGCCACTGAATACCACTGGGTTTGGTGGGACAACCGTATAATTGCCGGGATTAGTTATGTGAAATCCGCCGTTGGCGAAACTCGCGACATGGTTTGGTGGATCGCCCTCGCCGAGAGCATCGACGTGAACCGTCAATGGAGTCGTGAACGTTCCGCCTATCGCTGTTAGATCATCCCCGACAGTGTAACCCGTTCCATGGCTCGCGTTGGTTGAACCGACGTATGAAACTCCCACCGACGATGAACTGCCGCGCTGCACTGGCGTTCCGTCTAGCGCGACGCATGTCATCGGGTCATCTTGATCGGCTAACCCGAAGATTTCACCTTCACTGATTACGTCCTTGATCCTCGCCCACGCCGTTGAACTCAGCGTGTCCGGGTCTTCAGTGATACTTGTCGCGCCCCCGCTATCGCCTCCGCCGAAGCCGCCACCTATACGCTTTAGCTCGTCTCTCACCTAATCGGGTGTCCGGTAACGCCAGCACCAACGTCCGACGATGCCGTCCCAGTCGGAGTGCCACCGCTGCCGGAGATTGCGACACCTGTCGGCAGAGACTCAATATCGGAACTGACGACAGCACTCCCAACCCAGAGCGGGCCTCCGTAGAGGATCGGCACTGGTTGCCCCTCTTCTATGGTGTTGATAGGGCCATTGAATTGATAGCTCGTCCGATGCTTCGCGTCGGGATTCGTGTCCACGGTCGCAGGCACAGGCGCGAGAAGCGAGGCAACGCCGCCGAGAGCCAGACCGACGCCCAGCAAGATAAGTTGCGTGCCGATGGTCGCAGAGAATCCGCCCCAGATTCCAGCAGCGACGAGAACGACGCCTGCAACGACCTCAATGATGCCGAGGATTCTCCCACCTCCCGCACCTCGCACGACCGGCGTGATGACGATCTCTTTCCCGGGACTCGGCAGCTTCAGTAAATCCGCGTTGCAGTAATGGTCGCCATGCTTAACCGCAAAGTCGACATCCCTCATGTCCAAGATCGTTTTATAGAATCCGGGCTTCAACGCCTCGATTGCGTGAACCGCGTCGGCTGGACTACCTGCGTCGAGGTCGAGCCGCCACACCTCACCGTACTTCTCGCCGAGCACTCCGCGCAGTCGAACGATGGTCAGCATGGCCTTGTGGTTAGCACGATGCAGGCCGTCTCGCAAGCCTGCGCTCGATCATCTCACGGTGCCGGACGATCTTCCGGGTCGAACGCGCCCAGTAGCCGGCGTCCGCCGTGTAGACCGTTACTCCACTCAGTCTGCCGGGGATGTGGTGCATCATGTGGCTGTCGCCGATATAGATCGCCGCGTGGCAGACCACCTTATGCCTCGGAAGCTGCATGAGTAGCCCGTCATGCGGTTGCAGATCCTTCACCTCGACGAATCCTGCCTTCTCGAAGTTGTCCAGAAATAACTCTTCGCCTTTCTCCCACCAGAGGTCATCGCGGTAAAAGTCTGGCAGCTCAATTCCTAGCCGCTCGTGGTAGTAATCGCGGACTAGCGTGTAGCAGTCCAGAACGCCATGACAAAACGGTCGACCAAGCAACTGCGCTCGCCATCCGCACGGGGAGTAAAAGCCCCATGTATCTGTAGGCCAGCCGAGGATGACGAAAGGAAGCTTGCACGCCTCACTCGAAGTTTTGTCCTCATCTGTCGCACGCGCTGGCCGGTAAGGATGACTATGGTAACAAGCGATCACCTCTCCGCATCGCTCCGCCGCTTCGAAGTCGCGCGGATGAATCCGAAAGTTTTTGTCAGGGTAAGCTGCCGTGTTCTGGCACCGGATCGCTGCCTCTCCTTCCGGTAACTTCACAATCAGCCCGCAGGCCTCGTTTGGCATCGCTTCCTGAGCGTGGCGACGGATAAACGCTTTAAGATCGTCATTTAACGCCATGCCCTGCGAAGCCAGCGCCTCGCCACCGAGTTTTCCGCCCTCCTCCCCGCTTCCGGCTGCGTCCCGGGCCTCCGGCAATTCTACGGGGCGCCTAGCGAAACCGGGGAAACCCGGTTTTTCGCCGAATAACTGCTTGGCGTGCGCCAGCGTATCGTAATCCGCCTCCATTAGATTACCACCTTGGCCGCGCCGGGGAATGCGCCGGTCGGCAAGACTCCCGCAGTTCCGCCCACGACGTTCGTCCATGCTAGATTCATCGCGAACCCTGAACCCGTGCCGCCAACGAAGAAGACGGGATTCGGCGGGACGACCGTATAAACGCCGTTGTTGGTTATATGGAAGCCGCCGTTCGCGAAGCTGGCGACGTGATCGGGCGGGTCGCCTGAGCCGAGCGCATCGACTTGAAGTTGAACCGGCGACGTGAACGTGCCACCGACAGCCGTCAATATGTCGCCCACTGTGTAGCCGGAGCCGTGGCTATAGTTCGCGAAACCCGAAAGCACCCTCGTCGTCGTCGTAATGACACCGCCGAAGCGCAGGCGACAATCATTGATGCGCTTATTGCACACCTCGCGCGCCCATTTCTCTCCAAAGGTAAGGCCAAAGGTATTATCGTCGACCAGCGAAACATAATACTGCCGGATGCCGCCGATTACCACGTAGGCGTAATCGCCCGCCGCGTAAACTGTCGTCGGATTGTAAACGCCCCTGTTGGTCGTCGCGACCAGAAGGTTGCCATCCACGTCGGTCAATGGGATGCCCGTGTAAGTGCAATCCGCGCCGCGATACAGCCACTGACAGAAGTTGGCGATGATCTGCCTGCGCGGAACCAAGACACCTTCAGCATCGAACGCGCTCGTCAACTCGAACTGGACTATTGTGTTGGTCTCGGTCTTGCGCCTGTCAATGTTGAAAACCTCTGGCGGAAACTCGGCCGCTGGATCGGCTTCCGGCGCACCGTCGAGAAACTGCGCGAATGTCCGCTTGCGCGTAAGCTGACAACCGACAAAGTCCTTGTATAAGCGAAGCAGCGTCGTCACGTAGCCGCCGACGTTACTCACCGTGATGGTTGGCTTCGGCAACGTTCCCTTGCTGCTCAACTCCCAGCCCTCGTCTTGAATCGGATAAGGCGTGTAGTCCTCACCTTGGAAGGTAATGATCGCCGGCTGCACCTTCGTGTAAGGATGAAACCGCAGGACTGGGCCAGCCTCCGCCGTGAGATCGAGCACGAAGAGTTTAATCAGCGCGCCCGGTTCCAGCTTCCGCGCCGCCGCGTCGAGTGCGCTCATAAGATCGGCGGCTGCTCTTCGAACCGTGCTGAGATTCCGGCTACGACTCCGCCCCGGTTATACGTCCAGTCCCATTGATCGCACAGGTAGAAGCGCGGGCCACGCACATCGAATGGCATCGGCTCAGTCCAGAGAAATTTTTCTGCCCCGCCGAGAAAAGTGAGAAACGACGCGATAGCGTCCAGCTCCGCCGCGGAACGGTTCAAGAACTGTAAGTCCCAGACCATCAGGTCGAACAGTCGATGATCCGTCTCGGCGATGCGCGTACTCCCGATGCCCGTGTCGGCCTCGCGTTGCTCGAACTGGTTATTGAATTGCGCCAGCCTTATTCGCGGAGCGCGAGTGCCACGACTGGTCGCGCTTGGGATGGCGGTGAATGTCGTCATGCGAACTTCTCTACAGCAAGCGCGTGAACACGCAATTTCGAATTGTTAAACGGCCAGTAGAAATAGAGGGCGGTCGGGATGTTGACGGTGTTTACCGTGGCGCTGTTAGCGTAAGTCCAAAGCGAATCATGGAACGCCGCTCGAATCGTATCGACGGAGCAGACGCTATCGTAAAGGTAGTCGTAAGATCCGGTTCCAGTCGCGGTTCTAAAGACGGTCATTATCAATGAAGGCGTGGAAGTCGTCGCGCGAGTAAAACGCATCAGCGCCATGGTAGCGTTGCCACCCGCGTTCGTTGGATTCTGTGGGAAGTGAAGGCGGAAGCCTTGATCGTATTGCCGCAAGGACGTTGTTCCGGCGATCAAGTGCGAGCCACCGGGCGCGCTGCCGTCCACTCGCCAATAGTCAGAGTTAGTCGTGCCAGTGCCGATGTCGCTGCTGGCGACCTTGGACGCTATGGAGAAAACATCCGGTGTCTGCGCGTTGCTGTATCCGCAAAACGACGTTCCTGCCGTGTTCGGCTTGATGTCGTTGTCCTGCTTTATGCCGATCCACATTCGGTCGGCAGGAGTCGTCGCCACCAATGTTTCAGCGAGGCCGGTCACGTCGTGATCGTCGGTCGCCTTGCAGATACTCAGGAAGAAGCCGATCCGCAAATCGCGCCAATTCGGGGCGACAAAGGGATAGATGAACGCTTTGCGCGTGTCGATGATGATCGCTCTGTCCGCTCCGGCTATGAGTGTATTGGTTGAGGACATCGGTTAAGCGAACTTCTCGATCACGACGGCATGGATGCGCAGCTTCGATTTGTAGAACGGCCAAAAGAAGTAGAGCGCGTCAGGCACGGTGCCGATGTTACCAGAACCAAAGGAAGAAGGGAAACTGTAGCTGCGGAAATTGTCCCGGATCGTTTGCAGTAGGCAGGCGCTGTCGTACATGCGGTCGAACGAGTTCGTGCCCGGAACGTTGATATAGTAAGGGTAAACCTGAATCGTGGTGCTCGTGGTCGTCGTCCGCAAGAGCTTAAACATCACCAGTGTCGCGTTACCTCCAGCATTGGCCGCGTTCTGTGGAAAGTGAATATGGATTCCGCTACCTTGATCCATCACGCTCGTCGTCCCATTGACCATGTGAAACGCACCTCCAACGCTGCCAATCGCGATCCAATAGTTAGCGTCGTCCGTGCCTCCAATCCCACTGCTCAACAGTCTTGAGTTCGCGATGGTGTCGGGTTGGAGTGCAGACGCATACCCAAGGAACGTGGTGCCTGCGTTCGCGGGCTGGACGCTGTTGCTCTGTTTCAAGCCGATCCACATACGGTCGACCGACTGGCCTACCGTTATGATGTCTTCGGCTAGCCCGGTGATGGTGGAGTCATCCGTCGCACTGCAAAGGCTTAGGAAGAACCCGACACGAAAGTCCAGCCAGTTCGGGCAAACGAATGGGTAGACGAGTGCCTCGCGAACGCCCATGATGATCGCCTTCTCGGTGCCTGCTATTAACGCAGCGTCTGCCATTTAGACGAACCTCCCCGCGCTCAATGTTGTGTCGCCTTCCCCTGCCGCCGTCGCCGGTGGGACGGTTATCACCCCGGTCGCTACCGCGTCGAAATCCTGCCCGACCCAGTTGGCGAACGTCAGGAAGAATGACGAACCAATGGGCAACGATGTATCTCCGACGTTCACTTCAGTACCGGCTGACACTATCGGGCCGTCCGCCATCCAATCAAAGCTATTCCCCGCCCAGTTACCCGCGTCTGGTGAGACCGTGTATTCGTAAAATATCGCGGGCGAACCTGACAAGCCGAGGCCTATCACTTGCACTTGGTTGGTGAGAAGGGCTGGGCCTAATTGTAATGTCACGCTGGCGAAACCGCCCGCGTCCGTCACGTTTGACGACGCCGAGATGTGACCGCCACCTGCTATCACCGCCCACGCAAGCGGGAAACCGACAATCGGCGTGCTCGTAGAATCCAGCACTTGCACGACCAGTGGTTGCGACAAGAAATGGCCTGCAACGCCACTTTGGAAGTCGCCGGAGATGATGATGAGTTGAGCCGGCAGCGTCGATCCGCCCAGTTCTACGAACTGCGCATTGATACCCGTCATGATCTCGCCTTCGCCGTATTCGAAGTTCCAGTCCTTGCATACGAACCAGCGCATCGCGAACGGTGCTGGCGGCTTCCACAGGAACGCGTCGACACCGTGGAAACTGTCGAGGAAATCGTCGATGACCTTTAACTCTGCTGGGCTGCGATTGGTGAAAGTGAGATTCCAGATTTGCTGTCCTGCTTCCGCGCCATCCTTCAACCGTTGCTGGTATCCGTCACCGAACGGAGCCTTCAACACGCGCGGCGGTTGCGAGCCTTGTGTCTGCGTACTCGGCGAGAACAAGAACTGCGTCGCGTAAAAGGTAGTCGCCACGGCTTAACGGTTGCGCGGCTGATAAAACTGTCCGCCGTAATGCCGCTGCTTCTCGTTCTGTTCTAGCACGGCGTTCTTGATCGCTGCCGCAAGTGCTCGCGCGTCTTCATCATTAGATCCGGTCGTCCGCGCCTTGCTGCCGCTCCCAGAGTTGTCAACGTGGACACTGATGTTGTTCGTGATGTTCGAATTCTGCGCGCCTACCGGAGTCACGTGCTCGCCCTCGTGCAGATAAGCCGGGCCTGTCCACGGCATCACACCGCCCTCCAAGAAGCTCGGCATCCGATAAATGTAACCGCCCATCGCCAGTTCTTTTACAGGGATGCCGCCCAGTCCAGCGCCGCCCGCCATCGAACCGAACGCGCCATATCCCAAACTGCCGAAGCTTCCGAACCCGCCCCAGTATCCGCTACTGCTCCACGCAGAACTCGTACCTAGCGCGCCGATGTAACTTCCTCCGTATGCTCCGCCTCCGAAACCGCCAAGGCTCCCGGCGCTGCTCGTGCTAACGCCAACCGCAGAAGGTTGATCACTCAGCTTCCCGATCGGGCCGGTGTAACTTAGCGTCGGGCTCTCAGGTGACGCTGATGACGGCCAAGCCGGATTGAGAGCGCCACTCGGTTCCATCGACGGAGCAGTCGTAAATTCCGGCGACATACTTGCAGGCGGAATGTCGATACCACCGATGCCACCGGCTTCGATGATTCCGCTCGACAGGCCTGTGTCCATTTGAAGATTCGCCCCACCGAATCCCGCCGCCGCAGTCGAAGTTTCTGCGCCAGCGGTGATGTTGTACACGTCGCCCAACGCATCCGGGAATGAACCACCGCCCCAGTCACCGGGATTGTAATTACTAGGCGTGTAAGACCGATGCACATACGGATCGACTCCCCAGTAGCCAAAGCCTCCGGCGTAGTGCCACACTTCCTCATTCGGATCGACGCTTCCGCCTTCCGCCATTCTACGCCGACGCCGCTTCGGAACGACGAAAGCCTCACCACGATTCAGAAGGTCAAGCATCTCAATGCCAGAACTGCGCACCGCCGATTGCTTCAGCATGTATTCGCCGCTCATCGCCATGATCGGCACATCGTCCCGCGTCCCGCTGCCTCCCGTGATCGCGCCGCCATGTTGGGCGCCTGCCAATAACGGGCCGAGCGTCGTACTCATCGCCGATCCCTCGCCATATGTGGTAACTCCGCTCGCGCCACTGAGCGCCCTGAACACCTGCATGACGGCGATCTCAACTTCCATCTTGATAATCATCTGCGAGAGATCTCGCAGGATCGACACCGTCATATCTTTGAAGCCTTGCGCGACGCCCTTCGTCCCATCGAGGATGTCGTTCAGGCCTTTAGAAATGTCGTTGACTAAGGCGTCCGCGATCTGACCCGCCAGCTTCGCGACCTCTTGCTGCACAGTGCCGATGCTATCGACCCACTTGCGCATCCCCGCTTGGAACGATTGACCGAAGGTGGCGACTCCGGCTTTCATCCGTAGTTCCGCGTCGGCGGCTTCTAGCTGCAACTGATGGTATGCAATCGCCCACCTGATTATAGCCTGCGCGTCTTTGTCTGCGTCTGCCGGAAGCGCGTCCATGAAAGCCTGAAAGTGAGCGTTTGGCTCCTGACTCTTATTGATCTCTGCGATGATTCCATTCAACGCCGTCCGCATGAGACCGGTATGCGTGGTCACCGTCTCGGATTGAATCGCCAATTCCCGAAGGTGTGCGTTCAGTGTCAGGATCGCTTTATCGAACTGGGTCGCACCTGCGGCGTCGGCGCGGGCAAGGATTTCGCCGAGATGCCCTAGAGGGTCTTCCAATGTCTCGACCGTGCTTTTCAACTTGTCGAACGTGGCTCGTAACACCTCAAGCGCGGGCGCACCCTGAATTTTCAGGAGCGCGTTGTCCAGCTCGTGGATCGCTGCGGCGTCCACGCGGAACATTTCTTCGCTCTCTTTCGTCTTCATCCGCAACGGGACGAACTGGTCGCCTAGCTTGCCAAGCGTCTTCGTGAAACCTTGCGACGCTTCGTCGCCTTGCTCGATACCCTCCTTGTAGGCTTTCATCTGGGCGTTGAAGACTTCCACTTGGCCGGTTATTCCTGCCGGTACACCCGCAGGAGCGGTGGAAGGGCCAAGTTCCAGCGTCATGCCACCCTCGAAAGCCTTTGGCATTGACGTGCTGAACGCGTCGGTGAATTGCGACTTTAACGCTTCGCCGACTTTGGTACCACTGAACGCATTGACCATTCCGTCCTCGAAAGCTGAAATAGTTCGCGGATCGTCCAAGCTCTCCGGGATCGCGTTCAGAAAAGCGCGCAGCAACGTGTTATCGAAGAGGTTCTGTAATTTGGATCGCGCCGCGTTTATCTGCTCGTCTGAGAATGGCGTCCAAGCTGCACCCGGCGTCAGTGTGCCTTGCCCTTGTGCAAATTTCCCGACCGCTATTGCGCCCGCTGCCGATGCCGCGCCTGTTACGTTACCTGTAGCGACCGCCGCGAAAAGATTTCCCCAGTTCAGCGAACCACGAATCCACTCGACGAAGTGCTCGCCGATGTAATGACCGATCTTCTCAAACGCGCTGATGAGAATCTTTGCAGCTTCATTGCTCGCTTCCATCATGGCGATTTCCAGTCCTGTCGTTATTCCTTCCCATAGATGCCCGGCGCGCCCGGCGTCGCTGATCTGGGTAATCAGATTTGCCACCTCTTTGCCGAGTGCTCGCGCTTTCTCTTCGGCAGTTTCCTCGTATGGGATAATCATTCGCAGGATCGGCTCAAGTGCGACGACCACTGGCTCACCGAAAGCGTCTTTCACATCTTGCCAATGCTCTCTGATTTGACCGATCAGGCCTAGCGCAGTCCCGGCGTTTCGTTCCATCGCGTTCGATTGCTCACCGAACAATTCGAAGGATTCGCGAATCTCCTTCGTCCCGATTTGTCCAGCCGCGAACAAGTTTAGAATTTCCGCTTCGGTCTTGTGCATCGACTGGGTCAGCATGTCGACAATCGGGATGCCCTCTCGCGCCCACGCGGTTAGCTGCTGCGACCGAATTCCCGCACCTGTCTCGCGAAGCAATTTCAGTGTAGCAATCAGACCAAGGTAGGCAGATTGAATTTGCTCGACCGGCACGCTTTGCTGCGAGGACAACTCAACGAAACCTTTCGCGAGTGGCAAAAGGTCTTCGAAACCTGTCCCCAAGGTGTAAAGCTGTCCGGTGATCCGAGAAAGCGTTTCCGTACTGAAAAAGCCACCGCTTGCTGTCGCGATGTTGCGCAGTTGCTCGAAAAGCTGGTTAGCGGCCTGCGTGTTCTGAATCATGTTCTCGAACCGCTGCCGGGTCAGCTCAAGTTGCGCGCCTCCTGCCAGCGATGAAGTAAACAACTCCCACGCGCTCGTCACGGCCTTGAAAGCCGCAGCTAACGCAACCACTCCGACGATCACCCCGGTAATGATTTGGCCGATGCCGAACATCGCTGTCTTCCCCGCGTCCATGGCTGCCGTTTCGATGCTCTGCGCTTGCGCAAGCTCGGCATTCGCAGCGGCCATCTGCTGCCGCCGATTTAAGAGTATCTGCGCGGCGTCCGATTGCAGTTTCAAGGAGGCACCGGCTTTCTGTTGCAAATTCGTGCTGAAAGCCAAAGCAGATTGGTATCGCTTCTCGGCCAACTCAGCTGCTTGCTGTGCGACCGTCACGCGCTGATGCGCGGACGCCAATGTAGGTAGGGCAATCGCGCCTTCGCGATACAAGCGGTTGAGTAGTTCCAACTGTGGCACCGCTGTCTTTGATCGTGCGGCCATCATGTCGATTGCCAGAGCACCGCGTTCCAGCCGCTCGGCCATCACCGCAGCTTCGCCACCTAGCGGGCCAATCGCGCGAAGCAGGAGTCCAAGACCACTGGCGTTGCGCGCGAGCTGGTTTTCCAGTTGTCCGAATGCGCCACCGCTTGCCGCTAGCGCGGCTGTCACGTCCTTGTGCGCGTTGGCGTATTGCTTAACCGAGGCCGACGCGCTTGCCATCGGCGCGCTCTTTCCGGTCAGTTTGTCGAGCGAGGTCACCGCCTTCGTGACCTGCACATCGGTGTCGGTTGCCGCTGCCGCGATCTGTCTCAGCACCTTGATGACTTCGTCCCCACCGGTAGGAGGTGGAATGACGACGCCTAATTGCGCGAAAGCCGAGACAGTGGGCATGCTGCCGCTGTGTTTACTTCACAATCGACTCTGACTCAAGTCTTAGGTTTGCGGCCGATCTCTTGACTGGCCTCGGTAGCCACGGCGCTATAGTCCAAGAACTCGTCGTCCAGCGCGAGCATGTAATGGAGAAACTCGTCGAAGGGCATCCCGAATCCTTGCACCTCGGTCATCTCCCACGCCGTGTGAATATCCGTCAGGCTCAATCTGGCCTTCTGTCCAGACCACGCATCCGGCGATTGCCGGGTCTTGGATAATGTTAGGAATGAACTGAGTAGCTTGGCGAAGTCCGGCTCAAGCACCGGCTGGCGATCCAGCGCCTTTACGTGCTTGCCTTCAGCCTCAAGTTCCTTGAGGTGCGGTAGATGCCTGCCCCACTCCAGATGCCAACGCAGGGCTGCTTTTGATCACGTCGGCTGCGCTGGCCGACTCCTCTTCTGTGCCGTTTAATCCATCCGCCTTCAAGTAATTCAGCGTGTTCCCAGTCTGCTCGATGATGAAATCTCGAAGAGCTTGCGCTTCCAGTGATCTACCCTCAATGACCGCACGCACGTTTTTCTCAGTGAACGGCAAAGGCGTCACGCCGTCGTCTTCAGTAATCGCGTCACCCTTCCAGTCTTTCAGAAGGTATTGAATGATCCCGTCACAGAGGATTCGGCGCATCGCTGGCGGTGGCACTGTCTGTCGCCCGCGCCGGGCCGCGTTCCATCTATTCGCGGCAAAGTTCTGGTACTCCGTCGATGCGGAGCTGGCTAGCCGTAATTGCTGAGTCTTACCGTCCGAGAAAGTGAACTCGAACCATTTGCCTTCGCTCGCGCCTTCCGTTTCGTTCGTCAGCTCTGTCAGTTTCATGGCACGAGCCTAGCGGCTGCCACGACTCCGTCAAGCAGGAACTTTACAGGGTGACGCCGCGCTCGATCTGAATCGAGTAGCCGACATCTGGATCGTCCAGCGCCCGGAATGGAACTGTTTGCATCACATCAGCGTCAACTCCGCCGATGTTCGGATTTGCGTCGGGCAATTTAATTCGCGGCAACGTAACCCTGTAGGTCTGCCCAGCAGGAGTCGTCGGGTCAGCGAACGTGAACGCGATCTGGCAAAAGCCGTTCGCGAGAAATGCGTTGTAGGCGGTCAAGTCCTCAAAGTAAGCGTTGAACGAGCCGGTGATGTCCATGACACCGCGTCCCAAGTCTTCGGTCTGCGGCTGCGTCACGACATCGCGGATTCGGCAGTTGTTATTGATGGTCAGTTTGATCTCTTTCGAGAACACGTCGTTCAATTCGACCGGGCCAACTCCACCCACCGCCTGAAATGTAATGTCAGTTCCCGACGCGATGACTTCTGTGTCCAGTGGATCGGTCGGCGTAGTCGTCCCGGCGACACTCGTGCCGCCTGCGAAAGCCTGCGATCCCATAATGCCAGCAGTCAACTGCACAATCCGTCGCGATGTGGCGTCAATAGCCAGCGTGTTAATCACACTGCCTCGGAACTGGATATATTGGCCGATGTCGAGGAACCCTTTCTCGATCAAGAAGCTGCGGTTAGTCACACCGTTGGTGATGATGTCGGTCGACCAGCCACTCGAACAAAGCACCGCTTCCATTAACCAATCGAAATTGCCGTAGGACAATTCCATTCCGATGTCGCCGCTCGTGTCGAAGCCGACGAGGATGAGGTCGCTGCGCTGCCGGTCAGCTCGGATCTCTTCGCTGACAACTGTGACGTTGTTATGTTTTAGCGATTCAGATTTGAATCGCATGATTGTGGTTGCTGGATTGGACGCGGGCGTTTCCGCGAACGCGCCTTCCTGTAGGAAAATTAGTCTGCTGCGACTACTGTCGGCAAATGTCGGCATGGATTGCTCCTTCTGTTCTGGGGTTGGGGTTCAACTGCGCGGGTTGTAAGCCCGTTTGGATAACTGCGCAAGTAAAAAGTTTCATGCGGCGTTCAACGCTACCGCGTCAGATCGGAAGGGAATTGTGATCGCGTGCTGCGACCAGCCGCCCATCGAACCAGCGAAAGCGCACACCGCCCGCTCGAAGATGACTGCGCCCACCGCAGGCGACGCGTGTGCAAACGCCTTACCGTTAAAGATCGCGCCGACCTTATCCGCGAAGTCGTAAGCCTCTTTCGTTCCTAATCCCTCGGCGTGAAAATGCTGGAACCATAGCGTGCCATGCACTCGCTCGTGGATCGCGCCCACATCGGCGTCGTATGCCGTCGCGATCCGCACGCTCCATCGAACCCATTCCTTGCTCTGCGTCGCGCTCTCTGGTGTTTGAGTGTTCTCCGCGAAGATCGGCGGCGTGCTGCTGTAGCCATTTTTCAAGGCTGTCGCAATCGTCGCTCTGGCTGCTGTAAGACTCATGCTTCGAATTGGCCGGCGTTCTGCTGGTATGTGTTCATCGGAGGCACGGCTAGCCCAGCATTGATCTGCGCTTCCTCCGCCTGAATCGCTAGCGCGACCATACCCGCAGGCGCTTGTTTGCTGTGACCGTTTTCCAGCGCCTCGATGTAGGGAAGGTTATTGACGATATAGACCGGCTCGTCGCCTGTGATCGTGCTCACATCTGGCGGAGTTGGCGGCGCGACTTCTCCGGTCTTCGCGCCCTTATACTCGTCGAGCTGCGTACTGGGAGCGCCTTGCGTCAGGAACCAGTTTGCACGAGCGCGTCCCGTGTCGACCGGCGTCCGCATGGTAATTGAAGTCCAGAGGTCGATTGCCACCTTTTGGACTACAAGCGGAAGCGCGATGTTGAGTTGATTGGCGAACGACTCCAAGTCCGCTTTGAACTCCATGATGTTTGTCGCGCTCATTTCCTAAGCTTCAGTGTGCACACAGTGTCGGTCGGAACATACACGACCCGGTAGATTTGCCACACCGTCGAATCTTTGTTCCGGGTCAAGGTGTCTTGCTCGCGCACCTGCGACGGCACGTCCTTCCCTTGGATTAAGAAATTCGCCAGTTGTACCGTCAGTTCCACTCCTTGCTCTTCCTCTTCGGCGTAAAAGATCCCGTCCAGTGTCACGTCGTTACCACCGGTCAGTGTGTTCTTATCAGTATCGAAATCGTAGCTCCCGGTCTTGCCGAGATGAATGATGCACGTCTCAGTCGCGCCGAGGCCTGCGGCCACGTTGAATGCGGTGTCCGCGATTGCCGCGAGATTCATGGTTAACCCCTTCGCACCCTCGCCCCGACCCGGTTCGTTATCAGCGATCCGTATGGCAAGAGAATGTCGGCGATCCGGTCGGGAACCACGACTTGCGTAAGTTGAGCGTTCGTGGCGAAAGAGACTTCAAGTGCGCCTTGCCCAAGCCCGATCCTGTCCACACCTAGCGCGCCCCATTCCTGAGTCCGGTCGCGTTTCAGCATTTCGATTGCCAACTCGCAGACCGCGTCGCGAATTCGCGGAGGAACTACATTGTCGGGCCAGTATTGCACTCCCATCGCAGCGAACGGCGGACTCCCGAAACTGCCGGCGCCGTATGCCCACGGGACAACCGAACCTACTGGCGCAAGTGCGGGATTCGGCACCTGCGTTCGCGGCCAGTCGAGCGCCTGCGCCTTGTCGACGCGATAGCCAAGCCACTCCATGTTCTCGTCGAGATACTTCGTGGCAGTCACGAGCGCCTGACTCTTCGTTGTCGAGGTCGCGTCATCGACCCAGACCGTGCTGTTTAACCGACCGGCGAAGTAGGCGTCGGCGTCTTCAAGCGAAACGTATGTGTTCGCGTCTTCGACCCGCGTCCCATCCTCGACGATCAAGTCCATGTCATTTGACCACCGCCATGAAATAGCAGTCCGCCCCGCCAATCGTCTTGGTTGGGCCAGTGCTCGAATTAGAGACCGCGATGCCGGTGGTAAATGGCACTCCCATGATCGGGAACGTGTAATAAAAGTTCGACGTGGCCGCGACCGCGAACACCGCGACCGGAGCCGTCCCATTCGCCGGGACGGTTGTCGAATTGAAAAGCTGGATGAACTGCGCTCCGCCTGAGTTGTAGCCGGAGAGCGTAATCAAGTTGCCCGCACTCGCCTTCAGAACGTGCGAAGCCTCATAAGCAGTCGAACTCACCCGCGTCGATGAGAGCAATGTCGTGACCGCCGTCTGGATCGCCTGCTCCGCCGTAATTTGCGTCGATTGATTAGCCGAGGTCGCGCCACCGGTCACGATTGGCGTGCCGCTATTCGCAAGCGCCAATAGCTTCTGCATCGTGAACAGCTCGGAATCGCCGTTCACTGGCTGGTAGGTGACGAAGGCTTTCGGGGCGGGAGT